CGACTTCATTCCATGTCACTATACGTCCGGAGATTTCGCGCTTAGGAAAGTCCGTCGCGCTGACCTTTATCGAGAAGTTGAGATTCATTGGAGTTTCATTCATCGGATCATTTCCTCTTCTAGTCGGATTTCATCGGAAGTAATTGCTCCGATATCGTAAAGAATTTTGTAAACGTCGGCGCGCTCTTTTGCTGATCCGCGCAAGTAATCGTCAAGATCGAATTTAACTTCTTGAGAAGCCGGAACAAAATCGTTTGCCATACCAGTCATGGAAAGACGCTCTTCGATTGAAGTCATAATTGGACGCAACGAGAAGTCGAGTAGAGATTGTCTGGCCAAAGACGCGTTTGAATATGTCATGCTAGATCCAGATTCCGCGTCTACGTAATAAGCCGGAATGCCAGTAACGCGAGCGAGTTCGGTTGCAACATAAGAACGCGCTTGATTTAATTGCAATTTCTCGGGATCGAATCCAAGAGTTTCCAAAGTTACGTCTGCGTTAAGGAATGCGGTTCCGCGATTACGACGAGCCGCGCCCCATGATTCTAGAAGTTTTGCAATACGATCCGCCGGAAGTGCGGCGCCGTTAGATTTAAGAACCATTGTTGGTACAGGTTCGCGCGCGTACATTGTTGCAGCACGTTCCAATTCTGCTCCGGCTTTGATTGTGCGACCAGCGCGATTGAGAATGCCCTCGTCGTTTCCGTAAAACACCGCAAGAGATCCGACACCTTCATAAGGAACTGGCATTGAATCTATGCAATAATATTCGATTTCTGTACCTTGTGCATTTGTTTTAATCGTGACGCGCGTTGGATCTATTCTTTCGCAAGAACGAATCCGATACGTGTCCGCATAAATCTCTTTAATTTGAAGATATCCATAACCATATAGAAGAATATCTTCGGCTAACCACGCATAGGTAGCAGAGCCCGGAACGCGTGGATCCGGCTGACTAATAACACGCGGCGGTGCTTCTACTCTTGCGCCGTCGGCTTTTGTGCGAACCTTAAGCGGAATACTTGCAACACTTGACGAAATAATGTTCCTAGCGCGCGCGCACGTTGGCACCGACATAAATTCAACGCGTGAAGCCGTGATTCCAGCCACGCCGTAGATATTGTAAAGCGACGAGGTGACATTAACGGGAGCAAGGGACGCCTCGATGTCGGTCGTCGCCGGTAGGCTTTGAGGCTTTGTAATAAATAAATCTTTTAGACCCATGCGCAAAGTGTAGAGCCCGCTTATACGCCTAGCCGAAGAGAATGTCTATCTCTGTCTCTGGGCGTGTCGCAAAGTGTGTGCAAAGAGCCGTGGCAACGGCGGCGCAAACTGCAACCGAAGAGGCGCGCCGACCTATGATCCAGCCTCCGTCTCCCATTGGAAGGCGAACGGCGGATAATATTTGCTTGGATAATTCTGCATTCTTTCCGTGAACTAATCTCTTCGAAGTAATTGCACCAAGTAATTCATCGCACGCTTGACCGTAAGAGTTACCGTCCACGTCAATAACGGGAATTCCAGCCGGTTGAAGCCGTGCCGCTATTGCCGCGCTTGTTCGTTTAGAAAATACGACGTACTCCGTTAGATATTTTCTGGCATAAGGCGCGATGTCATTTGCTATCGCTTTATCGTCGAGTGATATTGGATTGTGCCAAGTGTGAAGCAATTTGACCGTGAAAGTGTCGTCGGGATTTTTCTGTGCGGCAACGAGAGCCGCGTCACGGCGATCCGGTGAGCAGTCGATTCCGAGCCAAGTAGTTTTTTCCACGTCAAGATCGGCAGTATCGGATCCGCATTCGTCCCATTCCTTCTGAGGAATAGCGCTCGAAATTGTGTGAACCCAGCGACATAATACTTCGGTTTGCACCACGTCCGGCGGATCATTGAGAACGGCGCGAATATTATCCTCGTGAATTGTATGACCAAGCGCCGGATTACTAGCGATCCAATTCTTTTCATCGGTAATCTTGTCCGAATAAGCCGACCATTCAAAGTACGCGATATCGTCATCGCCTCCAGCCGCCGAAGCCATGCCTCTTTCGCGGAGTTGATTGAGAATGAGAGAGTGCTGATCTCCGGCGTTTGAGAATGTCCAGAGTTGAGGATTCTTAGCCGCCATCATCGTGTAACGCATGGCAGACCACGCCTCGGTGTCTTTGAGTTGTCGAGTCTCGTCCATGTAGACCGTCTCCGGCTTTGCGAAACCACGAGCCGCCGCGTTCGCCGCCTTGACCACGTAGCGGCAACCGTTCTTTAGTTGAATTTCCTCGGATCCATGAGCCCATCGAATCTTCGCAACCTCTGAGGCTAGGCGATCGTTGCCTTCGATAAGTCCGACGACGTGGCGAAACGTTTCAAGCGATGTAGTAAGAACGTGAGCGGATCCAAGTTGCAACGGTTCGCCCCATAAATACATTCTTCCAAGAATAGAGGCGATCATAATCGTCGATTTTCCATTCTGACGGGCTCCTACGACGCAGACAACAGGAGCCTTCCACCTGCCATCGGGCTTAACTTTGAGCGCGTGTTCCATGACAAACTTTTGCCACGGCATCATCTCGAGCCCAATTTCCTTTGAGAATTCAATAAGTTCAAAGCCTTTTGACGGTAAATCGTTGAGCCTAGAGTGGATTCTAGGCGTCGGAGAGCCTATTAGAGGCGTAGGTTCGACTTGGATTCCCTGATTATCTATGCTCGTCCCTGCAACGACCTTCAGAGCCCTTGTAGAGCCCTTAGAGACCTTAGTCATGACTAGTCGATTCGTTTTGAGGTGAAAAAGGAAAAGGAAGAGTCAGAGGTGTTCTAGCCCCTCCAAAAAACCGCCCCATTCTGTTTCCTTTCGAATAGTTACACCTTTGACACGCACTTATGAGATTCGAGTCCTCATCGGTTCCGCCTTTAGATATCGGAATGACATGATCCACGGTCATTCGTGCATGATCATCGTTTCCGCAATATTGGCAAGTCCAGCCATCGCGAGCAAGGATTCGGGCTCGTATCTTGCGCCATGCAGTCGTGCCTCCATTAGCCCTTGCGCTTTGAGTTGCCATTAATAGAAGCCCTTCAATTTAAAGAACGCCCACGCCTCGCATGGAGTCGAATGCCTGTGTTGAATATAGCGCAAGCCTCGATCTATTTGCTTGAATGGATTAGTTTCCTTCATCTTGAGAAGCTGCGGGATTCCGAATGCGGTTGAATGTTTATTCTTAGATCGTGGATTCCATTGAGATTCTTTAGTCCATAGTAAATCTACACAATGAAATTCTTTTGCATTGAGTAATTTCGTGTGTGCATAGAGTTTATATATCTCTACTGTGTTATTAACTGCTTTTGATGGATAAGCCGTCACAACTACGTTAAGACATAGCAGTCCCGAAACCACCAAGAAGCGGCTGCGAGCGAGACCGCTAACGGGCTCTCCACCGCGTCGTGATGGTAGCCGAGGTGTCAAGTTACCGACGAGTATGTGGACAACTTGAGCGCGACTCCTGCGTGTCGTCCACAGGTTATCCCTGCCTGTGGATAACTCCTGTGGATAACTATTCATTATAAGAACCTAACTAGCATTGAAGGGAATGGAGCAGAATTAGGATTATTGCCGAACTTCAATCTTCCTTTAATGAACTCTATTTCGCCTTGAGTGCAGTAATTGTGAAACCATTTTGTATCCGTTCTTGACGGTAGAAGCATTATCACTTGTCCACCGCTTTGATGATGTTCATATGATTTTTTAGCCCATTGTCCAATTACTCGACCATATGGAGGGTTAAGCCAAACCGTCTCCATTTCCCAATCTCCGGATAGACCATCTCTTCGGCTTGTATCTTCATGATCTAGACCGAACCATTTGTCGCATAGATGATTCGATTGACTAGCGGCTGCGTCTAGTGTGAAGTTATATTGCGCGTGTAATTTATTAAATAAATCTTTAGGAGTAGCCCAGTCGTCGGATTTACTGACTGGCATATAAGCGTCATTCATTGGATATCCTCCAGTAATACGACGCCCATAACTCCACACTTAAGACATTCCAGCACCTTGACATTAGGCGGCAGCTTGTCCGTAACTATTCGTTCGCGTTGCATAGTAACCTTCTTACATATGCGACAACTAGATAAGTGAACGTCCATGTTCGCTCCTTACTAAATCT